CGGCAAGCGTGAAAAGGTCTTTTTTGGCGCTGCGTTGAATGTCGGCGCACTTGATGGCATAGCGCCCGGCGTCGAACGATGCCTCGACGACCTGCTGGGTGCCGATCAGCACGAAATCCGAGAACGCCAGGCCCGAGTAGCCGAGCCAGAAGCTCACTTGCCGGCCGCGCATCCCCTCGTCATTCGTGAGGCGCTCGCGGATCTCCGCGGTCAGTTCTGAGGCGACATCGACGACCGAGAACGAGGCCGAGCCTATTTCACTGCGGCCCTCAATCGGGTTGAGGCGCTGCGAGATGATCGACGGTTCCTCGAGCGCGCCCTGTATGACGGTGCCCGGCACGCCCGAGATCCCGGCGTGCGACGTGATGTACAGCGAGTCCACCGGGTAGGTGATGCGCACCACATACCGCGGTTCCTTGCTGTTGCCGGCGTTCAGCGCGGCGAAGGCGAGCGAGTCAGTGCGCATCAGACCGCCTCGATCGCGAACGAGACGCGCATCGCGTCCTCGGCAGGCGTCGCGCCCGTGAAGTCGAGCCGCTCGAGCTCGTAGGCGCCATCACTGCGCCTTGCGGACAGCGTCGCCCCCAGCGTTGCCACCGTGCCGTATGGCGAGAACGTGAAGCCCTCCTGCCCCTCGGTCGAGTGCAGGAACTCCTCGAGCGCAAGGCGCTCGGTGGACCCGAAGACGATCGCGGTCACCTGGTAGGTCGCCTTCCCGTAGAAATACAGGGTCTCGGTCTTGTCCGAGATCGAGCGCTGCGTCGTAGACCCCACCTTCCGACCGATGCGCAGGCCGCCCTCGACCACGCGCAGGTCGATCGAGTATTCGACGGCCGCAGTGTGCCCGGCGATCAGCGAGCGCTTCGCAACGTAAACGGCAGCGGTCATGCGGACTCCGAAATGGCGCCGGCTTGCCGACTTGCCCCGCTGATGAACACCACGTCGCGATTGTTCACGGCGTCCGACAGTTGCTCGATCAGCCAGTCCGCCGTCTCGCGCCCGCTGAACAGGTTCCCCTGCACCACGACCTGGGCGATGCGCTGCGGCGCCTGCTGCTCAAGCGCCGGCACACGGTCCGGCAGCGCCTGACCCGCAGCGCCACCGCCACCCCCGCCGCCCGAGATGGACGGCGATGCACCGCCCCCGCCGCCTGGGTTCGTGGCCTTGATCTTTGCGATCTGAATCGCGCCGGCTGCGGCGACCTTTGCGGCCGCGGCGAGGTTCGCGGGAAACGGCAGCTTGAGCGCCTGCGTGATGCCCTCGGCCGTCCCGATGATCGCGTTCGCGATCGCGAAGGTTTTCTGAATCTTGAACAGCTTGGAGGACTCCCCGCCCAGCGCGGTGAACAGTTCGCCCGCAAGGTCGAGGACGGACTGGTTCTTGATCGTCTCGAAATCGAGCGTCTGCAGCCCGAACGCCTGCGCGACGTCGGCGCGGAAGTACTCCAGGTCGCTGGCGATGTGCATCCGCTCGATCGCGGACTGGCTCTCGGCCATCGCGACGTTCAGCAGGTGCTGGTCGAGCGCCAGTTCTTTCGCCTGGTACAGGCCGGCGTCGAGGCTTAGGCCGGCGGCCATTTCGGCGTCAGCGGCTGCGCGCCGGTCAGCGGGCGACATTTCGGGCTTGCTGGGTGCGCCCTTCTTGCCGCCGACGGGCGCGCCAAAGTTGGGAACCTGCGGATCGGGCAGATCGACGCGCACTTCCTCGAGCTTAAACGCCGCGGCAATCGCGTCCTGCTCGAGGCCGGCAATCTGGCGACGGACGGCAATCACGCCGTTTTCGGTGCGGGCAAACATGCCCTGCAGCGCGAACCCGCCGCCGAACTCTCCGACCATCGTCGAGCCGACCGTATCGGTGCGCATGTCCTGCAGCGTCCGCATCCGCCGCTCGAGCTGTTCCATCTCGCCGCCGCTGCCGGCGAGCGCGCGAAGCTCTCCAATGTTCTGCCGCAGGTTGTCGGCCAGCGCGGTCAGCGGCCCTGATACCAGCGCAAGGATCTCGATGCCGAGATTCCCGGCGGCGACCTTCAGCGTGTCGAGCGAGTCGCCCAGGGTATCGACCCCGGCGATTGCCTGCTCAGACACGGGCCCGCCCAGCTCCGCGAACTGCTGGTTGACCGTCGCCGCATTCTCACCGAGCGCGGTTAGGGTCGGCAGCAGCTCGGCGCCGCTCCTTCCGAACAGCCCCACCGCCGCGGTCGCGCGCTGCGCAGGGTCGTCGATGCTCGCGATCGCCACCGCGATGCGCTCGAACTGCTTGTCGGGTGCGAGCGCCAGCAGATCCGAGGTTGTGAGGCCAAGCCGGGCCAGCGCCTCCTGAGCCTGCTGGCTGCCCTCGCCCGAGGTCACGAGCGCCTTCTGCATCTTCGTGACCGCGCCCGACACCTGGTCAAGCGACGCCCCGGACAGCCCCGCAGCGAACTGCAGGCGCTGGAGTGCGTCGGTCGAGATCCCGGTCTGGATCGACACGTTTTGCAGCGCTTCGGCCGCCTGCAGCGCCTGGTTAACCAGCGCGATCAGCGACACCCCGCCCACGACCGCGCCGAGGCGCCCGAACGACGAGGACAGGCCCGCGGTGATGCTGGTGGTCTCGCGCAGCTTCTTCTGCACGCGGTCAAGGTCGGTCCGCATCTTCGCGGAGTCCGCGGCCATGCGGACGACCAGTGTGCCGATATCAGCCATTGAAACTCCCCACCATCGCCTGCAGCACTCGACGCTGATCGTCGAGCGACTGCCCCGCGGCTGGCGCTTTCGTTTTCTGCGGAATGAAGTCGGACGGACGGAACGGCTGCCCGTTGCGCTTCTTGCCCGCCGTGTTGGCCGTAGCCGCTGCCACCAGGCCGGCGCGCCACATGTCGGCGTCGTAGCCCCAAGGCTCCAGCTCGTACAGCGCGACCCAGTAGGCGAACTCAGCCGAGCTGATTTGCTGCATCAGCTCGGACACCGGCCGGCCGAACTGCAAGGCGAGACGGAACCAGAGCAGCAGTTCCGGCTCGCCGATCAGTTTTTTGCGGCGGTCTCCCGGTCCCCTTCAGCCAGGCCCGACGCCTCGAGCACTGCGCGGGCGATCGTCGCAACGGACGCCCCGTCCAGCGCGGCCAGCTCCACCGGGTCGGTGAACAGCCGGTCGCCGCGCTCGTCGCACAGCCCCATTGCCGCCACCATGTAGTCCCCGATCGCCGGGCCACCCGCTGCGGCTGCGGACGAGATCGCCTGCAGCTCCATGCGCTCGGCGCCCGTGAGGCCGCGAACGAACACAGGCCCGCCTGCGATCTCGATCGAGCGGACCGAGACGAGGCGCAGTCGGTCGACGAGCTGCGCCTTGAGCAGGTCGCGGCTCATGGGGTGATGGTCGCCGCCGCGGTCAGCTCGAGCGTGACATTCGCGACGATCTCCGAGCCCTCGCCGGTGAACGCGTCCAGCTCGAACTTGGTCACGAACGCCCCGAACGCGATCTGGTAGGCGCTCGAGTCGGGCAGGATGATCTGGAAATTGCGCTCGGTGCCGGCGGCCAGCAGCGTGCGGAACGACTCATGCGGCGCGATCGCCGGGTCGAACAGCAGCTTGAGCTCGACATTCTGCGGATCGTCCGACGTGATCTTCCGCATGGGGTAGGTCTGGCCGAGGACCGGGATGTCGAGGATCTTTTTCGACAGCCCTGACCACTTGATCTCCTGCACCTGGGCGATGGTGGCGAACACTTCGGTGGGCGTGGCGCCGTCGCCAATCTTGAACAGAGTCCCGACGGAAACGAGAGCGGTCATATGGGCTATCTCCAGAAATGAAAAAGCCCGCACGAGGCGGGCTATGGGGCGAAACTGGCGGCGGGTTAGCCGTCGTCAGCGGTATATGAAGTCGTAGTCCTGTTGAACGACGCGGAACGTGCGGTCACCTTCGGCGTCGGCTTGCTCCTGCTGCTGCTGCAGCCGGCACATGAGCACCGTTACGGCGCCCTGCGTGCCCTGCCAGCCATCGAGGCCAGCGGCCAGCGCGGCGGCGACGGGCGACACTTGCGCCATCGTCTCCCCGACGACCTCGACGCGAAGGACGGCGCGCTGCAGTAGCGGCGCGTTCGCGATGGTGCGGGCCATGCCGGCGCCCGAGATGCGGGAGACGGCGATTGCAGGCAGGACCGGCTCCTGCACGATCACCTCGCGGTAGACGCGGGCAGCGGCGCCGGTCGCGAGCGCGGCGATCTTCGCGATGAGGGCGTTCTCGATGCTCATGGGTCCACCAGGCGCTCGCGGTCGACGGTGCGCTGCTTGTTGCGCTTTTCGATGCGCGCGAGACCCTGAGCCAGCACCCGGCGGAATTCGGGCACGATCCCGGCGCGCGTCGCGTCCCAGGCTGGCCTGAACCACGGCTTGCCAGGGACACTGCCTTTTGCCGTCCCGCCGGCGCCCGTCGTGCGCTTGCCCTTGCGCAGCCACCCGGTGGCGCGCGTGGCGATGCGGTGGCCGTACTCGACCAGGTGACCGTAAAAGATCCCCTTGTCCTTGCGGCGGTAGTAGATATTCCGCAGCGCCAGCGCTCGGCGGTCGCGCTTTTTCGGCCCGACCTGAACCGCCACGGTCTCGGTCACCTTTGGCCTGGCGGTTACGATCTTGACCGACTGGGCGAGCGCGCCCGAGCGACTGATCGCGTTCGCGTTGCCGGTCGTGGTCTTCTCCAGCCGGAACAGCGAGCGCCGAACCGCGCGCGTGAGCAATTTCTTGCCGGCCAGCGCACCCAGTTCTGCCAGGCGTGCGTCGATCTCGGCCAGCCCCTCGATCTTGATCTCGGTCTCTATGGTCATCAGCCGACCCTCTCGATCACGAGCAACTGCAGCTCGCGGCCGCGCTCGTCGCGGTCGATCACCGCCTGCAGGTCGAACAGGCGCGACCCCCAGCGGATGCGGTCCTTCGGGGTCAGAGTCACCCCCGGCACGGCGCGGATCGTGATGCGCGTGCTGATCTCGGAATTCGTCTGCTGCGCGAGGAAATACTCGCGCCCGCTGATCGGCTCGACCGCAGCCCAGACCGTCGCCAGCGTCGCCCAAGTCGGCGTCGTGTCACCGTAGGCGTCGATCGCGTCGGTCGCGCGCTGCAGCTCGACCCGGTGACGCAGTCGGCCGGCCTGCATCAGCCGAACACGACGTAGGGCGAAACCAGCGCCGTGACCCCGAGCGGCAGCGCCTGCAGGGCGACCGGAGCGGTCGCCTCGCGGTTCTCGTAGAGGTGGGCGATGAGCAGCAGCATGACCTGCCGCAAGCCCGCAGGAACCGCCGAGGGTGCGCCGTAGCCTGCCGAGTACCGGATGCGCACGTCCTCG